AACACGCTGAATGCCGAGGCCCCAGCGAGCACGAACCACGAACTCGTCACGAGCACGGTCTTTGTTACGCTCACCTTCCACACGCGGAGCACGACGCATGGCGTGCATAACCGGCTTGGTCTGGTCGTCCTGAACACACATGAAGATGTTAGCAACGCCGCCAGTAACGGAAGTAGTGCCGTCACCGAAGTCACCCATCGGCAAACGGTTAGAAGTCATGATGTCCCAGCCGTACAGGCTCATCATAAACTTCTGACCACGTGCCAGACCTTCTTCCAGAATGCGCTGGGCAAACGGAGAAACGTCGGTGGTGATGGTCACGAGGCCGTTCAGGGTAGCTTCAACAACCGGGTCACAGATGAAGATACGGCCTTCGTCCGGGACGTTGGCTTTGTTGAAGGCCAGACGCATAGCAACCAGATGGCTCAGAGAGAACACGTTGTTGCTCTCAGCGGATGCGATACGGTGTGCGAAGCCATTGATGGTGTTCGGGTCAGCATCGACTTGGCCAGCGTTAGCGACCTCAAGCCAGCGAGTCTCGAAGTGCTCTTGGAAGGCACGAGTGGACTCGATAGCACGCTGAGACATCAGCATGTCGATGGAGGTGCCATCTTCGCGCAGATCGTCGGTGACGTACCAAGCATCGCCAGAGTAGTCGGTGATCTGGAGAGTAACTTCACCAGACTCGATTGCGCTGTAGTTCAGCGGGGTGTCTTCTGCTGCTTCTTGCAGAGTGACAGAACCCACAGTTTTGCATTCACAAACGAATGTGTCAGACTATAGCATCTTCCGTAGAAGCAGATTCACTTAGTCGTTGCAGGTGGTGATGAAGCATCGTCTCAATTTTATATTTCTTGAGGCGAGAATGTCTGACCATCTTTTTTAGGAACTTGATAGCAAAGCTAGCATCAGCGTTTCCTAGATTACGAGACCAATACCAAGTGTTCTCGTATCCGTTCTGCTTGAACCGGCCACCGAAGGCCTTGCTTAACAAGCCAAGGGCGATTATGTCGTCATCGTGGGCGACTACCCGGACAAGAAGTTCCTTTTGAATACCCCAGTTCTTTTTTCTGTTCCGCATGTAATAACAGCCATCTCCGTCGATGTAGCCAGCTACCCATGCCCAAGTGGGGTGTTTCTTATCTTTTAATGGTCCAACATTCTTCCGAGATGATTTAGCAAACTCCTTGAGAGCCAGCATCTCTTCTTCTGTTACAGAGCGTCCGTGTATTGAGTTGGCCTTGTCTAGCATCGCTTGCCAGTGCTTAGCCTTGATAACCATGTGTTTGGTCAGCCTAGGAACGAGCATGTTAAGCTGCTCATTTGAGGTGACTGTCCAACGGTTAGCGTCCGACCACGAATTACTTTCTTTAGCCAGAGAGATGTGTTGCTTGAATCCACCAAACCCTGAAAGCCAAGAAATGAACTTACCATCTCTGTCGATGCTTTCGGACTGTTGCATAACAAGCTTAATGCTGACATTGTATCTGTCTTTGTACTTCCTAAAGTGGAAACACATAGACCCGTCGGCATCCATCAAACCGGAGAGGTACTTGACCTCTGTCTCTGTAAACTTCATCTTAGCTCCTCTTAGGGCCAATCCTTCCTTCTGGTTCGCTTTCACGTCCCAGTTATTTAGAATCTGTTACCACACCAAATCAGATGTGGAGGGTATCGCCAGAACCGAAGTCGCCTACGTTACGGTAGAAGCTCTCCGGGAGAAGGCCATCGTGCAGGTTCATCAGAATGAAATCTGAATACTGCTCCGCCTCAACAAAGGCGCGGGTATTAGTAGTAACTTGCATCTCTTAATCCTTATTGATTAATACCCAAGCGCTCATAAGTAGCCCGACGCACCTTAGCCATGTAATCCGCTCGTTCCCTATCAGTCGCCCCTGACATTAGTGACTTCTCTGGGCGCTCAAGGGAGGGCTTCTCTGGTTTGGTGGGTGGGATATTAACGCTTGAAGTAGAATTAGACCCTTGCGGGCTAGTAGATTTGACATCGAACAAAGCGAGAACCGCTTTCGGTTTCTCTTGTGCCCATTGCTGAAGCTCAGAAGCAGTCATGCCGTACTCATCGGCTTTGGCTGCAACAACTTCACGGGCTTTCTCGCCATACCGCTGAAGGATGGCTTGCTCAACCTGCTGAGCATTGGCGTGCTTAGCTTGCTGTTGCTCTCGCTGGGTGAGCCTTTGATCCAGCAAATCTGCTACCTGCTCTTCGGTGAGCCCTTGCAACTCTTGTGAAGATGGGGCTTCTTCCTTCTGAGCAGTGAACCGTTCAAGTGTGCTCTCTACGCTTTCACGCTTTTCAAGCTCTGACTTCAAACGCTCAATTTCCTGTGTCAGCGTTTCATTCTCCTGCTTGACTTGGGGAATATACTCTTGCGAATGTTTCAGTGCTTCTAGCGCAGTGGGTAGATCACGATACTTCGGTTCCCCGCGTTCATTCTTGATAGATGCAAGCTGGTCAGCAAACAGATTATCAGATGACGCAGTAGGTGCTGGTGCCTCTTGAGACGGCTGAGCAGTCTGCTGAGGCTGTTGCTCCTGAGAAGGAGCTTGTTGCTGTGCAGGGGTTTCCTGCGGCTTATCTTCAAACACTGAACCGGATGTCGGGTCTGACATTCAGTTTCTCCTTAATCTGTGATAGTATACATAGTTGTAAATAGTTTAAACTAACGTTTTTTACTACTACGTAGTTTACTATTATTTACTATGTTTTACTAAGTTGTATTAGTACATACCGAAAATTTAAGCTTTTTTACTCAATTAGCTTAGAAATCTCGCGCAAAGCGCGTTCATAGCCCCTTGCGTCCGCTTGTTTAAGGGCCCAATTAGCACAATCGTACCCATCCTCGTCGACAGACGCCTCCCAAGAAGCCTTACGCTTCTTCTCAAGGATTTCAAGAAGGCGTTTACGCATAACAATGGCAGCCGCAAAGGACTGCCTGATCTCTTGTTTGCGGTCAGGGTCCATACGACCCGGAATCCAGTTACTACGCATTAAGCCTCCTCTGCTGGCGTCTGGGCAGCGGTATCTAAGTCTTCACCAGCTTGGTTCATGAGGGATTGCGTTTCCGCCTGTTCGCTAATAGCGACATTAGGACGGAACATTTTGTACCCATGAAGCTTGGCAACATCGTTAACAAACTTGGTCATTTCCTTACCGGAGGTATGCGGAGCAATCATCTGACCAATCGGAGAGTTCATAATACCCATGATGTTCTGGAGGTCCTGTGCTTGCTTAGCAAAGTGACGAGCACCAATAGGACGCAGAATACCATTAGCAGTAATATCATCTCGCGTAATAGTGAGGAAGGTTTCCACACCAAGATCATCATCCATAACCCGGATAACATCGGAGCGGTCCATATTACGCACAGCAGTTTCCAGCATAGCGTTAAGCGTAGGCTCAAGAAGCTCAACCTCGAAGGTAGAGATTTTCTCTTGGAAAATACGCCCAGCCGCAGTGGCCAGTGTCTGCACTTCTAAGGCCGTCTTCTCGCCGGGGGTACGTACGCCCATCGCCTCCCTCGGAGCGCCTGCATACAGCTCCATACGGTCTTCTAGGGACTGAATATCTGCATTGGCAGTGATGATACCATTTAGGTTTTGTCCAAGCTCCTGAACATCCCCATTCTCGTCCATGTGGATTTCAGCACCGGGGCCCCAGTCGAACTCTTCCACCTCACCATAAATCTTCAGGGGAGGATGGACAACCAAGTCCATAGCATCCGCTTTCAGGTTCTCCAGATGGTCGATGCGATATTGCATGCCCACCAGATTATCCAGAGGACCCATAGCCCACAGGTTGTCAGGACGGAAGCGCCAGCCAACATGATAGATGGGAGCATGGCCAAGCCAGCTAGGGATGTCGCTTTCCTCGATCAACTCCGCACGATCCACAACAGTCAGAACCTTGTTGGTCTTCAGCTCGCCAGTAGTTTGATCGTGGTAATCGCCATAGAAGGTCAGGACTTCCACATAGTCTGACTGGTAATACTCATACAGGCTACCGAAGCCGTCCATCTCGTAGCCTACGGCCTTGTTGAAGTCTTCTACAGAGAAGCCCCCAAGCTTACGTGCAAGGTCCTCACGACGCTCTACAGCCCGTTCCCAGAACTTGTTCTCTGGGCTCTCTTGGGCCATTTTCTTCAACTCACCAAGGGTTTTGATAGACCGGACAATTTTGAAAGTGTCACGGAAATTAGACGCAAGGGGGTTGAACACAATGTCCAGAGGAGAGATACGGTGGACACGGGGCCCGATATACTCAGGCACCAGAGAGCCGTCAGGCATCTCCTTGAAGGACGATTCGAAGCTTACGGTGGCAAAGGCATTGCCATAGTCGATGTAGTCGTACAGGAGCCGTGAGAACTCTGTACGGGCACGTGCTTCCCGGGCCTTGTTAGACATGTAGGCTTGGATGGCGGAGGCCTTGTCCCGAGTGCTGTCCTGCTGGGAGTAGCCCTTCCAAGTCAGCCAAGCATCGTTCGGGAACAGAGAACTGATATAGTTGGAATGCAGGTTGTCCCGAATCTGACAAAGCTTAGGAAGAGTCGTTGAGTTCTTCCAAGGGAGGGCTGCGTTAGAAGTTGTGGTGGTGTCTGTTGCGAAGATGTAGTTACGAAGTTCTGTCCACTCAGTAATCTTCGACTGACGCTGTGTATTGAATTTGTCCCATAGGTGGGATACCCACGCTGCGGGATCGTCTTGAGCAAATGCCTGAGCGATCTCAGCTACTTTCTTTTGGGATTCTGTTGCCATAGTATTTAGCCTTTAGAAGGCCACTCCACCGAATCTGTTGTTAACTTGAACTGGTTGGTCGAAGAGGCCTAGTGCCTCCTTCTTACCCCGTGACTGACGAGGGCGTACAGCAATGCCAATGGCCGATGTGAGAGCATCTTTCAAGTCATCGTGGGCTGGCCTTGCTTGGATGAGTTCTTCCTCTAGGACAGGCGTATGGCCGCCCTCAAAGTGCCACATCATCATGTTCTCGTAACGGTGCTCAAGGGTAGCTGCCATACGTTCTTCTTTGCTACCCTCTGTGCGGTTAGGACGGTACTCTTCAACTGAGAGATTCATGCCCTCTTGCTTGATGTAGTCCTTGATGTCGTTGACGATAATCTGCTGTGCAACTGTCACCTCAGCCCGAATCTTCTTGAAGCTCCAACGAGAATGGAGATGGGCAATGTGTTTGAAGTATTCGAGAACCTTGTCAGCTTTAAACCGATCAATGTCTAGAAGATAGATATTTCCGTCACAGTCAATGCCAATAACGATGATAGCTGTGTAGTCAGCCTTCTTGTTAAGGGAGAAGGCAAAGTCAACAGCAGCATACACGTTGAGGCGATTGTCCCCGAAGTACCACGTAGAGCCTTGCTTCTTCAGGAAGCGAGCATTGTAGTATTGGAACTTATCCTGAGTGATTCGTTTAGACCCCGGATCGTTAGGATCGTTGTAATACTGCGCATAGAACTGCACACGGTCTTCGTATTCAGACTTAATACGGGACAGGGTGTTGAGGTCGAAACCGAAAGCCTTGTTGTCCTTGGGACGTACAGTACGGGGCCAGATGAACATGCCATCTGTCTCTACCGCATACTCTTTAATCTCCCAGACCGGCTTCCTTTCCATAACCTCCATATCATCGTTATAAACATCGTAGAACTGATTGCGCCACACAGCATAAATATCAGCGGGGTGGTAACGAGTACCACAAGCCATAGTGAAGCCGCCAGCATTACGGATTGAAGTAAATTGCGAGGTCTTCTTTGTGACTGTCTCACGGCCTTCCTCTGTGTATGCGTTCTCAGGCACCACAAGGTCATCGCCTACGATCACGTCAGCGTGCCAGCCGGTAGTGTTGGTAGTCAAGCCAGCAGTAGCAATCGTAGCATCACGAATGCCCTCTTCCTTACGCTTAACATGGTCAACACTCATCTTCTTGACTGACCACTTCTCCCGCTTGCCCTCTTGGGGGTTGATGTACTCAGGGAAGTAACGCTGATACTGAGAAGAGCCAAGGATGTTCTGAATAGCGTAGAGCTGAGTCTCTGCCAGTTCAGCAGTTGCCGAAATGTAGAGGATGGTGATCTCAGGATGCCGGGTGATAATCCATGCACACCAAGTTGCAACCATGTGAGACTTTAGGTGAGCACGAGGAAGCATGATGAGCTTGTTGGAGGTAGTGGCTTCCTCTTGCCCAAACAGGCTGTAGTCCTGCATCCAACGGTAGAGGCTCCGGTGGATTTCACCATACATGTAGCCCGGATTCACGAGACAGGCAAAGAAGTACAAATCATTCATTGCCCGCTCTCGCATCTCCTTTGCTTCATTGGGCATCCGTTCTAGTTTACGATATGCCTCCTTTTGCCAGTCTTCCATATTACTTCACCTGTTCCTTTAGGCGGAGGGCGTCTTTGGCAAAAGCTTCATCAAGCTGGGCCTCAACCTTCGCGTCTTGGACGGAAGTGTCTTTCTTAGGCCTACCTACCGATCCCTTGTTCCAGCCACGCTCAGCAACGTATTTGGCCGCTTGAAAACCACGTTCCTCAGCACTCATGGTGATGATGTCGCGGATAGATTGAGAAGCTAGCTTGAGCTCAAGCTCAGTACGCCACTCGTCAATGTGTTTACGAATTACTTTGTTCTCACAGAGACGCTGCCAATGGTTCCAGCTAAGGAAGTAAGTGGTGGCAAAGTCATACTCTACCGGGTCTTCGTGCGCAAGGTAGAGACGCTTGATGCTGGGGTAGGTTGTGCCGTTGTATTCCCAGTCGAACTCTTTCAGAGTATAAAGGGCGAACTCTTCGCTATAACCAATTTCGAGAAACAGCCCCTGAGTAAGGGGCCGACCACGAACGTCTAGCATTTTCTTTTTATCAGAAATCATCCTTCCTCCGGGTCTGGTCTTGCTTAGCCGCCTCAGCAAATCGAGAGATAGTAGCATCCTTGTCTTTGCTGCTTTGACTTGAGCCAAGCCAGAAAGTTGTTGTGCGTGTAAATTCAGAAGCCAGTGTCCCCATCAACATATATGCTACAGCTTGACTAGCTGCGGGGATGGATACAAACATGACCATGAACAAGAGGATAGAAAAGGCTACGACGATAAGGGCAGAGATAGCAACAGGGCCTTTGGAGTTCTTCAGGACAGTTCGTGCGTCCTGTACATCCTTTGTCCGAATCTCTAGTTCCTTAATCTCAGCTTCCCGCATCTGCATACGGAACTCAGAGAGCTTCTCAGGATCGCCCAGAATGATCCGTGAGGCCTCTTCTACATCTACCCCTTCCTGCCCCATTACTTTGCCCACAATTGAGCTTACAAGAGTTCCTAGGGCCGGATTGCCGCCACTTAAAGCAGTGGCTGCCCCACCAGCTACGGTGGGGGCGACGTCCTTTGCTGTATCTAGAAGTTTTTCATACCAAGTCATAGCTTTTCCTTAGGTTGTCGATCGTGTCACAGCATCGGAAGGGAGTCCGGCAACCCCCCCCTGTTGATGAGATTGAGCCAGTGCGCACAAAGCTCGTAACCAATGCGCGCATGGCCTAGCGGCGTGATGGCCGCGTTGTTGACGAGGCTTGGGATATGATTATGGTATGATTGACCTCCTTACGCCATCAGGTTACTACAAAGCTCTTTCACCGATTATGGCGGATATGTTAATTACAAGACCTGTCAATGAAACCAAAGATGGATCTATTTTTTTATTGGTGAACTGCACAATAGCCCTGTCGTCTGTTGGGACTGTTTGGTATTTAAACCACACCTCAGTAGCGGAAACAGTTTTCTGCGCGACAGGCGTAAAGTCTGCAAGTGAGCTGGCGTCATGTGGGTGAACAAGAGGGGTGTTAGAACAACCCTTGTATGTCAGCTTAGTTATACCGGCATCAATATTGGCAGAAAGGTCGGCAAGCAGGCCGCTGTTTGTACCTGACCCGTTCGGCGGGTAGCTAACCGCCCCGCTAGACGTGTCCACAAATGCGGATATTGTACTACGTAAATAAACAACAAGGACGTTGTTAGAAGCACCTGTATCTACTGATGCGGAGATTCCAAAACTGTTTCCAATATCGTTGAGGGATGATGACACACTGATAATATCCTGCACCCTCATCGGCAGGGTAAGAACGATTCTGTCGGAGTCCACGGATATTGATTGTACAAATGAAGCTCTAAAGGTATCACCATCAGTAAGAGATTTAAGATTCCAAGACACTCCATCATGCTCTAATGTTGCCCCCACTTGTCGATGCACAACATCACCGGGCGTGATTACCGAGTTATATTTGTAAGCCTCTTTTGACGTGATCGCAGACAGGTCGCTTTCGCGCTCAGAAGCGTAGCGCCCCATCTCACGCCCCATCAAGTTGTAGCCGCGCTGGGTGTAGTGGACTCCATCATTCAGCATGAAGTTTGAGGCCGTAAAAGATGCCGCTCCATCGAACGCCATTGATACGTCAACAATTTGAGCGCACACGTAATCTTGGGCAACCTGTATGGGGTAGCGGCTAGTCTCAGCCCTGTCCTGCGGAGCACCTACTCGGCTTACGTATGCGTGTTCCACGCCAATATCTGTTTTAAGAGTGTTCCACAACGTCACAAACGATGTTTGATATTGCTCACGAGTTGTTCCTGCGGACATATCAGATTCACCCTGACACCATAGTAGTATCTTTTTACGTATAGGGTATGTAGTGTCTGCGTCAATCTGGTCGATGCTCAAAACCAGTCTATCGTAATACGTTGAACCGCTAGAAAGCTCATCAATAGTTTTTCCACCAAATGCGGCGGGCAGGAAAAGTACGCCTCTCCCGGTTCTTTCGGTGTACTCTCGGGCAAACTCGATCCACGCATGTCCAGTACTGTCCGCCCCTCCCGGTTGGACATATATCATTTCATGCTCAACAACATTCCATTGCGGCGTCCCCACTCGGTTCGTCCAGTAGTAGCACTCTGGTGGTATTTCTCCCCTGCCCGGCGTGTTGCCAGCAAATCCCACTGCGTTAGATTGGCCGTAGATAACAAAGAGGTCGTATTCAAAATCGAACGTGCTGCTGACTGAGTCCCATGAGTACGTTTTATTGAGTGATGAGACGTATACGCTCTGACCATCCTCCAGATCGCTTGTTTCCAGCGCCTGCAAATCAGCCAGCGTTTCAACATAAATACCCCGCTGATCCAGCGCCTCCCCAAGCGCCTGCGCCGTGCCAGTCGCGCTATCAACAGGATTATTTGTCAAGTCGGTCGCCTGCACGCCCGCAACACTCGGATACACCGCAATCTGCGTCGCAGTCGGCCCAGCATCATGGCGATACAGGATAAGAAACTCGTTGCTGTCACCGCTAGGCGTGGAGAAGTAGTCGCCCTCGCTCGTTGCAGCAAGGCCCTTCGTAGTGTTGTCAAAGATACCAGAGATAAGCTGGGTCAATGCACTAGGGGTAACAGTTACTCCATCAAGAACGATCGTACCAGTATTGACAGTGGAGATATTAGTTACATCGTTACCCCCCATATCCAAATTTCCAGTCATCGTGCTTCCAGATACAAACACATAACGTGTATCTGCATCTCCAAGACTCACAAGACTGCCGGGGTCTGTCAGGTCTGTTTGTACGTTAAGGATAGAATTGCTATTCATATCCAAATTAACTTCCATCTGATTAGCTTCTCCGAAGGAGAGGCCATCCCGACGGAGGACATTATCGTTAACCTCGTCCTCTACTTTCTGAAAGTTAGTATTGATTACTCCTGTTGAGTAACCACTTGTTACATCGTTAAGATCTATAGCCATCTAGCTCTTCCTTTCTATGCGTAATTAGTGTTGACGCAGCGGAGCTGCAAGTATACAAGTGTATGTGTTGAGGGCTCTGCCCGAAACGTCTGTGTACTCTTACTCTCGGGTGGGAACTCTCCTTGACGAATGTCCGGAATTTATACTGAGGCTGGTGCCTAGGAATTTTTGTTAGAAAATATTGAGGGGCTATGCACTAATGTAGCAACGGGGTGTGTCCCCCTGGGTGCCCCTCACCGTTAGCCTGCATACTGTTAGCAGTTAAGCGATGCGCAGGCTTACAATTATCTCCAGCAAATACTTACAGGCTAATGGTTAGCACTCTAAACGTTCGCAAGCTCACGAGTATGCTTAACATACATTGACGTGGCAAAGCCACAAGTAATTACCTACCACCCACCCCTAAGTTAATAACCTAAGCCTATTCCCCTTTATATTCACACACTTACGTGTACGATAGCTTATATCTACGCCTACCGGCGAGTGGTATAGTCGACGCTTATCAGCGAGTGTGTATGCCTACCTGCATTTACATGCATGTCGACTGCTACACCTGCATCTATATGTACCTGCATCCGATAGATGCAGGCTATTACGCTAATAAGTATGTTCAATTGGTGGTTTGGCTTGGCATGTCTTAATCTTCTCATTGTCAGCAAGGCAGACGGCCAGCAGCACCGGCCAGCAAATTAAAGTTTGACTTCCTGACATAGCCTGCTAGTATGAGGGGCAAGGCAACACAAGCAAGTGAAGGCAAGGCACTAGTCAAAGATAAAGACGTTAAAACTCCTGTCCTGCCCTAGCGTGTGAGTGTAGTGAGTGAGTAAGGCCAGCCAAGGCAAACGGCCAGAAAACAAACTAGCCTTGACAAGCAAGTGTAAGATGCTAGACTGTAAGACGTAAGACAAGCAAACCATCCACTAGATGAGAGGCTTGACAAGGTAGGCAAGACAAGCTACCATGTAAGTGTAAGATCGAACGCTGTGAAGCGTTCAGCCCTGCCAAGTGTAGGCTATAACTCAAAGCAAGATTGTAGGCTAGGAACTAAGCGAGACAACCTACACTTGACAAGGCAGCACAAGCTGCTACAATGTAAGACAAGCGGTACGGGATGGCCTCCTTGGAGTTTGAATACTCAACGGCCTGTGTCGAGGTGACATGACAAGGCGAAGGCAAGGCGATGCTACGCCAATGCTAAGCCACGAGGTAGGTATAAGGGATAGTGCCCAAGTATACTAGGCTATGCTTAAACACTAGGCCCAGACCCAATGATCCGAGTGGAATTGCACAAGCGTACAGTCTGGGAAGTCAGACCAAAGCTCACTGCCGGGTATGAGCAGACCACGCTCATATGAGTACAGCCGAATCATGGTGACTGACATGACATGCTCACTGCTACGTTTGAAAGCGTAGTGTGTGTGAATAGTCTGGGAATCCATATCGACTGTGCATAACCAGACGTTAAACTAAGGCCCGATTGTCTGGGGCGTGACTGTAACCGTCGTCACTGCATCCTAGTTAATCATACGAGCCGGACTCTCACTTAGTCCTCAGCCTCTCGGGTAACGCTAAGATGGCGAGCACTGAGCCATCCCAGCAGGGCACTGGCCAACGGGCTGAGTAACATCGGAACCTTGGCCTACCATTGCGCTAGTGTCTTGTTGTGGGATTGCTTAGCACACATAGTTACGTGACAAGCGTAACATAATTACGTGATGCGATCCGGCACAATTAACCTGAGAAAATGATTTAAGGAGGCATACCATGGCTATCACCTACGAAGCACTCATGTCCACCATCGCACAGGTAGCAGCGGCAGAGAAGATCACTAAGGAAGGTCTCCGCACTCTCTCTCGTGACATGCTGTCATACGTCCTGGAGACGGAAGACGTGCGCCCTGTCAATGCCCTGTTGGGACAAGGGGAAGACGGCAAGTTTATCCTCACTCCGATCAACTGGCGTATCGCTGTTCAGTACTTCGCCCACTTCATCGCCTTCACGTCGAACTATGAAGAAGAAGTGAAGCCGTATGCTGTGAAGGGCAAGGGCAAGCGTACTCCGCTTGTGTTCAATAAGAAGTCCAAGAAGAAGTGGGACAAGTGCGCCAATGAAATTGCGGCATGGCTGGAAGATGAAGGGAACGACATTTGGGTGTGGTCTAACAATGCCGAAATGGATGCCCAGCCGGTGGACTACGCCAAGAAGATCACTCAAGCCATCCAGACTGCCGTGTCCGAAGAGAAAGGCGACATGTCTATGAACGATGTTATGGCTGCCGTCATGGCTGCCGATGGTGTGGACATTCATGGCTTGCTAGCTGCTATGGAGGCCATGCGTGTTCCGGAAGCTGAGGCGGAAGCTGTTTAAGCTGCCTAAATTAAATATGGCCCGTCAATGCGGGCCTTTCTTTTTGTAAGGAGAAACACATGCTAATGGAAAACCATGGCGGTGGATGTTGCGGTATTAAACACCTTCGGGGCTTCGGTGGAAGTGATGCCGGTGTTCTTGAAACAGTTAAGCGACGCCTCACGAAAACACGCGGTCGTGTGCGGTGGGAGGGCACCACCCTCTTCAGGGAAGAATCCGGAGCGGCTCCTGAGGGGAAGATCATAGAAGTTGTGCTAACAGACGGGCAAGTGAAAGACAAGCCCCTTACATGTGCATGGCTGAAGAAGTTCGGTTTCAAGTTGGTGCATCGTTTCTATAACAGCACTGGATCAATGTGCAATGTGCTGCACTACTGCCACGGAACACGTCCTAGTGAGGGCAGTCCTTGGCACCGTGTCCCTGAGTATGAAGAAACAGCAGAACAGGGAAACACCACAAGAGAGCCTCAGCCGGGGGAAGTGTGGCGTATCAATGGCAATGGCCATGCCCCTCGTCATTTCTATAACAAGAACCAATACGTCTTGGTTGAAGTCACCACTCCCGGTGGCAGATTCAAAGTACGACCTTTACACCGCAAAGAAGGACAGAGAAGCACTCAGATTATCAACAAAAAGGATATGTCTTTCATCCGTAGTGAGGTATAACCATGCATCAAGTATTCGTATACGGCTCACTCAAGCGGGGATTTCACAACCATGGCCTACTATCGAAATCCACCTTTCTTTCGGAGGGTGCATCATGCGGTCTGGAAATGTATTCTCTTGGGAGTTTTCCTGCTGTTACTCATGGAAAAGGCAGTGTTGTCGGCGAGATATGGGAAGTAGACGACGACACACTGGCTGATCTGGACAGGCTGGAAGGTCATCCCAATTTCTACCGTCGAGAAGTCATGGACATATGGTGTGACAACATGAACGGGAATCTTCCTTGTTATGTCTACGTCTATCAAGGACAAGTCCGTGACCATATCCCGGAAGGAGAATGGAAACATGAACACTTACAAGCACAAGCCCATGCCTCATGGCGTCAAGGTTAGGAAGCTATTCAACCGCCAGTTTATACTAGGGCGGGAACGCTACAACCAACTGATCGAAATGTGTGAGAGCTATGAGATAAAGAGCATCTCTCAAGCTGTCGCCTTCATTGACTACCATGGGGAGTGGTTAGATGGGTAAATATATGGTGTGGGTTATCCGTAACAACATGCCCAGCAGCCCTCAAAAAACTATCATCGCCAAGGAGAGTGTCCAAGGGGTTGCCGAAGCAAGAAGCCGAGCAAGAGACTTGAAGACACGGTTTCCAAACGAGGCCGTTATTTACTTTCTCGAAGACGACATCAACGAGGTGGTGTAATGGCTATTGTATTCATCTGGCCTCTCATGTCACCAGCCGCACAACGTGACCAAGAGGTTGAGTGTGTCCACGCTGGGTACAAGAACAAGCAATTCCTTACCATCTCAGGGCATGACATAACGGTGGTGACATGACAGAATCTCGTATGTTCAAACCTACCCTTCGTTTTAAAAATGGTCGATGGTATTTCGGGTATGTCCCTTGGTTGGCGGGCAACCCTGAATATTTCCATAAGTGCGAGAAGGCTAGGGACTTCTGCCTGAGGCTCAACGAGAATGAACATGCAAGACACCCCGTTGGTACATTACGCAATGAATCTGGACATGCTGTGTAAGCGTGTATCTCTTCTTCACAAGCAAGACAACACTAAGAGGTTTCATATACGCAGAGAATCAAGAGGACTATGGCGTCTAGTAGTACACTAGTGTACGTCTAGTATGTATACTGTAATAGTATATACCGATTTTATCAGCGTTTTTACTCAAGGAGGTAGCATGTTCCTAGAAATTACTGGATATGCGTGCATTCTTGTAGCTGTTGTATTCACTGCGGCCCTCATTACAGACTGGCTAGGCTAAGTTATGTGACTGGCATAGCAGAGTTATGTGATGCGGCCCTACAGC